AGCTCTAATTCCTATATTTTTTGGAAACCAGCCGGAACCAGCTCTAACCGGCCGATACCAGCCGAGACTAGAAACAACTACGCACGTTGGCAGCCAATCACGCGCAACCGAAATTGGGGAGTTTGCGGAGAGGGTGCTTGGGCTACCGCTTATGGCTTGGCAGCTGCATTGCTTGGAGGGTTTGACCGCTTTTGATGACGTTGGCAAATGGTTACACCGTGTTGGTTTAATAAGTGTGGCCCGGCAGAACGGCAAAAGCCTTTTGTCGAGCGCGGTTATTGGGCATTGGCTTACGAAAGAGGCCGAGCACCGAGGCCAGCCGCAAACAGTAATTAGCGTTAGCCATAAGTTGGATTTAACGGCCGCGCAATTTAGTTACTTGGCGCCAATCATGGAAGCCAAATTTGGTGCCGAGGTTTCGTGGTCATACGGCCGCCAAAAGCTAACAATGCCAAATGGCAGCGTGTGGCATATTCGAGCAGCTACCCCGGCAGCGGGTCACGGTTACAGCGCCGACCTAATTACGGCCGACGAGGTTTGGCAAATTTCCGAGGCCGCTATTGACGACGGTTTACTACCGTCTCAACGTGCACGTAAAAACCCGTTGTGTTTGCTTGTGAGCACCGCGGGTACGCAAGAATCCACAGCGCTTTTGCGCTGGCGTGACCAAGGTTTAAGGGCGATAGATAGCGGCAAACAAACCACGTTGTACTTTGCCGAATTTAGCCCTAGCCCTCAACTTGACCCAATGACGCCCGAGGCATGGGAGTACGCAAACCCCGCTTTAGCTGGCGGCCTTATTGACCTAGACGTAATCGAGGGCGAAGCGCTAGGCCCTAACCGCTCGGCGTTTCTTAGAGCGTCTGTAAACCTTTGGCAGGCCGTAACAACGGGTTGGCTAGAAATTGGCGTCTTTGACGCTTGCAAAACCGATACCCCGCCGCCCCCCGGCGGAGTGTTGGCTATTGAAAGCTCAACCGACGAGGCCCGCTATACCGCCGTACGTGCTGTACAAGCTGGCAACAAAACACACGTAACCGTGGCGTTTACCGCTAACAGCGTTGCCGAAATGTGGCGGCTTGTTGACTTAGAAATAGAAAACAACCCGGGGCTAAGGCTTGCAATAATCCCCGCGTTAGAGGTAAGTTGCCCGCCCGCGCTCGAGCGTCGCCGCACCATAGTTGGATACCGTGAGCTACTGAAATGGACGGCCGCGGTGCGCTCAATGATTGTAGAAAACCGTTTACAACACAACGGCGAGCTACTACTAACACAACACGTTGAGCGGGCCGTACTTATTAAACACAACGGAAGCGTTGCTTTATCCTCGACACGAAGCCCGGGCCCCATCGAAGCAGCGCGTTGTATGGTATGGGCTGCCGCCATGGCAAGCCGCCCGCAGCTTGTCGGTAAACCAATGATTATGGGCGCTAACCGCTAAAGTTTGCTTGGCGCTCGCTGGCCTTGCTTTCCGTCGGGGATTGCTCGCCGCCAGCGAGTGCCACCATTAGCCGCCTAAATATGGCACACTAAACGCATGGCTATTTTTACGCGCAAACCTGAACCAGCAACCGTTGTTAAAGCCGCTGCCGGTAGCAACGCTGGCGCGTCACAAATTGGCAACTTTTTTGCGTACACCGACGGCGTAAACCGTAGCCGCTTTATGCAAGTACCAACTATTAGCCGCTCACGCGACTTAATGGCAAGCCTTGTTGGCTGTCTGCCGCTTGTCATGTACAAAGAAATGTGGAACGGCGACGAAATGGAAAAAGTGCCCGAGGCGCCGCGCTCATGGCTACGACGTATCGACAAGGGCGTAACAAACAATTTTATTTTAAGTTGGACATTTGACGACTTGTTTTTTTATGGCCGCGCATTTTGGTATATAACCGAGCGCACCGCCGACGGATACCCGGCAGCGTTTACACGTCTACCCGCCGCAATGATTACAACACAAGACCAAGCACAAGGCACGGGCGTTTGGTTTGGCCCGTCTAAACAAATTTTGTTTCAAGGCTTACCAATTCGTTACGAGGATTGCGTACAGTTTTTAAGCCCAATTCAAGGTTTGATTTATACCGGCGCAACCTCAGTAGATACCGCGTTAAAGCTTGAGCAGGCCCGCAACAGAAACTCGAGCTCGCTGCAACCAGCCGTAACGCTTAGGCAGACTGGCGGCGAGCCTATGAGCCCGCAAGAGTTAAGCGACTTGGCCGCGGCCTACGACAGCGCCCGCTATGCGTCGGCCACGTGCGCGGTAAACGAATTTGTAGAGGTAATACCTAACAACGCAACACCCGACAAAATGTTGCTTATTGACGCCGCCGAATACCAAGCAAAAGAAATTGCGCGCATTGCAAACGTGCCCGCCTACCTTGTGTCGGTAAGCATTGGTAACTATTCGTATGTCAGTAGCTCGGAAGCGTCACGCGACTTGTACACGTTCGGCGTAAAACCGTATATAGATTGCATACAAGAAACACTAAGCGCGGATAACGTGCTACCACGTGGCACGGGTGTTATGTTTGACATTGAAAGCTATTTAGAAAACCAATACCAAGACAGCGCCGAAAACATGCCGGACATGGCAAACGAGGTAAACAATGCTTAGGCTAATCCCACAAGAATTAAATTTAGACGCCGCAAAAGGTGACGCGCTGCCACGTAGAACCCTCGCTGGCGTCGCCCTACAATACGGCGTAGAGGCCGTCGTATCGGACGGGCAAAAAGTACGTTTCGAGCCGGGCGCACTACCGCTTGAGGGCAAGAAACCCAAAATGTACCTAAACCATGACAGCACTAGCCCAATCGGCTTGGTGACCGCTCGAGAGTTGGTAGGCGATACCGTCATGTTTGAAGCCAAGATAAGCGAAACAACGCTAGGCAACGAGGCGCTAGAACTTGCAAAAGACGGCGTTTTAGACAGCGTAAGCGTAGGCATTTTGCCCGTCGAATTTAGTTTTGACGAGGCTGGAACCATGGTCGTAACTAAAGCCGATTGGCAAGAGCTCAGCTTGCTGCCCTACGGCGCATTTGAGGCCGCCAAGGTGCAGCGCGTCGCGGCGAGTATCCACCAAGAGCCCGACGAAATAGAGTTAAATAATACACAAGACGAAAACGAGGAGTTAACCGAAATGGAAAAGACCGTAGAAACACCAGCCGTTATCGAGGCCGCAACCGTGCAAACCATTTATGCACAGCCTCGCAAATTGCGTTTGCCAAGCACTTCGGAATACATCGCAAGCTACGTACGTGGCGGCGCCGACTTTGCACAAATGAACGCAAACATTAAGCAAGCAGTTGTTGAAGCTGCACCCGGTGTTGCGCCATTTATAAATACTGAATCGACACCGGGCATTTTGCCAGAAATCATCACCGGCAGCGTCTACGATTCGCTTAACCCAATTAGGCCGTTTGTTAGTGCAATCGGGACTAGGGCAATGCCGACAGCTGGCGCCACATTCCGCCGTCCAGTAATTACAACTCGACCAGTTGTTACACAACAGGCCGCACAGTTTGACTCGTTGAACGCGTCAACAGTTGTAGTTTCAAACAACGACGTTTCAAAACTAAGTTTTGGAACATACGTGACCGTTTCCGAACAAGATTTGGATTGGTCAGACCCATCAAGCATTGACATTATTTTGAACCAGCTCGCAATCGCTTACGGCCAAGCAACCGACAACTACGCCGTAGACACTTGCCATGCAGCAATCTCACAAACTTCATCGGTAGCAGATACCGCTAAAGGTGCAGATTGGGTAGCAGCAATTTACGAGGGCGCACGTCAAATTTCGGCAAACTCTAACTACTTGCCAACGCACATGTTTGTAACGCCTGCAAGTTGGGCCGCATTGGCCAGCTCGGTAGACAACCAAGACAGGCCAGTATTTCCGTACACAGGTGCACCAAACCTTATGGGCCAAAACGCTGCCGGCAACTCGGCGGCTACTTCATGGAACGGCAACCCGCTTGGGTTGGTACTTGTCGTTGACAAGAACGCACCGGGCTCATTCATGGGACACGCTGCTGGCCCTGCCGCTGGCTTTGAATTCTACGAACAGCAAAAGGGTGCAATTAGCGTTGAGGTACCAGCTACCTTGGGCCGCACGATTGCTTTCCGTGGTTATGCTGCCGCTTTCATGGCAGACGCAACCAAGTTTGTTAAATTTGTCTGATATCGAAAGGTAGGCCATTATGGCCGCTTATTCGGTCACACAAAAGTACTTAACCGACAATTACGCGGTTTTAGTATTACAAACAAACGCCGACCCGCTCGAGGTTGGGCAATCGGTAGTTATTAGCGGCGTTGACGCGACGTTTAACGGCACGTATCTAGTAGCGGATTTGCCCCAATACTATTTTACGGGCGTAGACGAGCAAGGCTTTTTTACCTTTGACTACCAGCTACCAATACAAAACCAAGTGCTTTACGCGCGCACGGCCGACAACGTGCAAATTGTGGCAGCTACCGGCACCCTGACGACTACGCCCACGTGTACGTGGGTAACGCTCGACAGCCAAGTTGAGGATTGGTTAGGCATAGGCACCGCTACAGCGGCCGACGCCACGTTTTTGACGCAATGCCGCACAAGTGCTAACGCCGTTTGCTACAAGCGACGACAGCAAGCCGGGTACGTGGACAGCTTGACGACCTCACCGAGCGCCGCGGTAACTCTAGGCACCGTGGCTTATGCAGGCTTTTTGTATAGGCAACGTGGTAGCGCTGGCATGGATTACGCGTCGTTTGATGGTATGACTACTGGCGGCTCGACAGGCTTTAGCCCAATGGTTAAACAGCTGTTGGGTATTGACCGCCCCGCGGTGGCCTAATGCCCGTACCCGCATACACCGACC